CGATTTGTAATTTTATTATTTTTACGTTTAGGAGACAAGACAATGTCAACAGCTAAAAGCAAACTCGAAGCCCTCAAGGCTAATTTCGCACAGAAAACTTCCGGTGGTGGAAACCAAGATTGGAAGCTTTTCTACCCCTTCTGGAAAATGCCCGACGACGCAACCGCAGTCGTCCGCTTTCTTCCTGATCTCGACGCAGACAACAACCTCGGCTTTTTGGTAGAGAACCTCCAGCACGAGCTCACTGTCAACGGCAACAAAAAGAAAGTACCTTGCCTTGCAATGCACGGCGAAGCATGCCCAATCTGCGAACTCTCGCGTAAGTACTACGATGAGAAGAACGAAGAGTTGGGTAAGAAGTACTACCGCAAGAAGGCTTACATCGGCCAAGTCATCGTGGTTGAATCCCCAATCGAGCACGACCAGTCGCAGCTCGTGAAACTGATCGAGTTCGGCCCAGCCGTATTCAAGCAGATTCAAGCGGCATTCCAGTCTGGTGACCTCGAGGAAGCGCCATACGAATTCAAGGGTGGCTACAACTTCCGCATCAAGAAGACGAAGTCGGGTCAGTACGCCTCGTACACCACTTCATCCTTCGCACCGAAGCAGACGGACCTCGATGACGAAATCATCGAAGCCCTGACGTTGTTCAACCTTGCCGACTACCGTGGCAAGAAGTTGGATTACGCGACGGTCGAAGCTCTGTTGGTTGCTGACCAAACTGGTCAGTCATTCAGCGAGGGTGGTGGCACCGATGGTGCAGATGATTCAGCCCCTGTTCAGGCCGGCCCAGCCCACACCCTCCCAGCCAAGGTTGCAGTAACGACTGCTGCAGTGGTAAAGAGCGAAGAAGCCGCACCGGCCACAACCGCAGCGCCTTCAAAGGCCAACTCGGTTCTGGAACAGCTCCGCGCCCGCGCCAAAGCCTCCAAGGCAACTGACGCAGCGTAATTGATTGAGGGGAGGACTTCAACTCCCCTCCTTTCTTAAGGAGACTATTTCATGGCACTATCATTCCTCAAGGACTATAAGAAGACCCTGAAGAAGCTAGACAGCGTTATCACCGACTTTGGTCCGCCATCATGGTGGATCTCAACGGGTAACCTAGCTCTCAACAGGCTAATCTCGGGATCCTTCAACAAAGGCGTTCCTCAAGGACGCATCACATGTCTTGCCGGCCCATCAGGCGCTGGTAAGTCATTCATCCTTTCCAACATCGTAAAGAATGCGCAGGCAGAAGGTGCCTTCATTCTCATGCTCGACTCTGAGCACGCAATGGACGTTGGATATCTCAAGAAGATTGGTGTCGATGTAAGCGAAGACAAATTCCAGTACGCTGGCGTTACCACCTTCGCAGACGTTGTTACCGTCGTTTCTGAGTTCATCACTCAGTATGAGAAGGCCTATGGCCGCGACAACCCAAACAGCCCAAAGGTTGTCATCGCGCTTGACTCTATCGACATGCTTTTGACCACAACGGAAAATGAGCACTTCGAGAAAGGCGAGCAGAAGGGCGACATGGGTCAAAAGGCACGTCAATCGAAGCAGCTGCTTCGCACGATAGTGTCGCGCATCAAGCGCAACCCAATGTCATTCCTCTTGACTCACCAGGTTTATCCAAACCAAGACCTCATGAACGGTCAAGGTCTCTGGATCGTCAACAATGCAATCCGTTATTCGGCATCGCAGATCATGTTGATCATTCCTGCGAAGTTGAAGGAAGGCGCTGAGCTTATAGGCGTTCGAATGAAGGTAGAGACGTACAAGTCTCGCTTCGCTCAAACTGGAATGAGAACCGAAGTAGAGGTACCATACGCATCTGGTATGAACCCATACTCTGGTTTCTTGGACCTCGTCGAAGAGCAGGGCGTCGTAACTTCAGCGGGTGCTTGGAAATCTTTGCAGCTTCCTGGCCAACCAGTCAAGAAGTTCCAAAGCAAGGACCTCAATGAAGAGCTCGTAGCTCTCATCATGTCCCACCCAAAGATGGTCGAGGCTGAGAAGACCGTTCTTTCATTGATGGCAGATGATTCTGTAGAACCAGAAACTGACGCTGAAGATAAGGAGTAACATATGTCGAAAAATCTGTATGGTGAGCAAATCACAATCGAAGTTGTAGCGGGAGGATTTATCCTGTCATATCCAACTTTCGTAGGTGATGGTGACGATGAGCACACTGAGGTAGCTCGTGAGGTATTCGTATCTCCACGCAAGCTAAATCAGAAGCTCAAGGAAGTCATCGAAAGCGTAAGCTTGGTCACTGACGAAGAGAAGTAAGTGCTCAAGGCTGAAGTAAAAATCGAGAAAGAAGGTGATTTACGGTGCGCACATGGGTTGTGCGCACCGTCCATCAAGCTCACGTGGAAGCAAATTTTCTCCACGATTTCTCAAAAGGACCCAATCTACGGGGTTCCAGATAGATGGGGAACTCAGAACAGATTGACGTACCGATACCGTTGGGTATCGCTTCTTCTGACGCTTCCTTCAAAATGGCAGCAGCAAGTCTATGACATGTTTGCGGCTGATCAGCTTGGTAGCATAATGGCTGAAGAAATCCGTAAGGAAATCGATGCCGAGGTTACAGCTCAAATTCTCGCAGCATTTAAGTCAGGTGATGCCCTTGAATAATTACCTCACATACTGTGCTCAAGCTAAGTTGCTCCGTCTCATGGAAGACGGTAGAGCGAACGCCGTGCGACTAACGTCACACAAGATTGGCGGCATTTTGATAGAGCTGGTATGTACAAAAGAGCATGCAGATGATATAATGCTCTCGTCGACTCCAACAGTCTACACCAACCTCTTCACGCTGCGTCAATTGTCCCAATCATCCGTGGACTTTGACTACTCAACCGCTGAATTTATCATTACAAGAGAACGCAATGTCGTTTTTGCTAACGCTTGATGAGGAGCGTTTGGAGGAAATTATTCCTCTGCTTCCTCGCTACGAACAAAAGATCCAGGCCGCTGAACCAATCTTTAAGGTTGAAGGGCGACGCCTAGAAGAAGTAATGCGCACCCTGCCGCATTATCAATCTTCATACGACCAGTCGTATCAAGAAATGAAAGGTCTAGAGGAGTGGATCCTCAACATCAAGGAAAAGAAAGTAGGGAAGCTTTGGAAGAAGTACAACGAGGGCTACAGCCGTCAGTTGTCCACCAAAGACATCACGATGTACATCGCATCGGAAAAGGAAATCGTAGAGTTGAACCAAATCATCATTGAGGTGGTCACTCTCAAGAACAATCTCGAAGCCATCGTCGAAGCTCTCAAGCAGCTTGGTTGGATGGTCGGACACATAACAAAACTGCGCGTCAGTGAAATGCAAGACGCGATTCTGTAAGGAGCAAGACAGTGAATCCCGGACAAGATGATAGCGACGAGGACATGATTGATCTTTCACTCGACAGCCTGAACTGGCCGCCTTCAGCCCCTTCTGCAGGCGGATTTAGTGGTGGCAGTTCGATATGGGGCAGCTCCGGCGGCGGCCTTTCAATTCCTGCTGGTGGAGTGTCTGGAAGCGCTGGTGGTGTTTCCAGCGGAGGAGTTGGCGGTCTCTTGTCACCAGGTCAACTCTCCATGAATTTTTCGATTGGCAATCCAACTGTGAAGACTGATGTAGAATACATCGTCGTTCCCGAAACTGGTGACTGCCTTGAGATGTGGGAACAAACCCCAATCACTCCACGTGAAATCATCGGACTTGCAAAATTCGTAAACATGGTAACCATGTACATGAACTCTACAAACATCAAGATGAAGTGGTCAGAGGTTATTGAAAGCCTCGGCATCGAGCGCCATTTCACGCCTGGTCTTTCTAACATGCACCAGTACAACATGGACACCGAAACCCTCTACGTATTTCTTATCGACGACACATGAAGTGTATCCTATCAGTTAGAGACGAGGTGTGGTGCAACTTCACCGGCCTCTCTCCTACCCACATCGACTCGCTATGGAACGCCTTTGGTGTTCATGTCGATGGCTACTTCTTCATGCCTGCGTACAAACTTGGGCGATGGGATGGTAAGATACGATTTTTCGAGAAGACAGGAAAAACATACGTCAGGTTGCTTGACAAGATTCTCCCCTACATCGATAAGTGGGGCTATGAGATAGAGCTGATTGACAATCGAAAGCAGCTCGTTGCACCAACTGAGCGCGCTCATGCTAAGCTGTTTGGAAACATCGAGCTAGGCGGTAAGCCATTCGAGCTTCGCCCATACCAAGCCGACTGCGTAAATGCGGCAATTGAAAATAGCTCAGGCTTCATCATTGCAGGAACTGGTGCTGGTAAAACTTCCATCACCGCGGGAATCTCCTACATCTACGCGAATGCTGGATACAAGGTGATCACTATCGTTCCATCAGCCGACCTCGTGAGCCAAACGCTTGCATGGTATAAGCTGTTGATTGGTGATGACATTGGTGTTTATTCTGGCGATGACAAGGACATCAATCATCCTCATGTTGTCGCCACGTGGCAGTCGCTTCAGAACAACCCGTCTATTATGCAGGACTTCAATGTTCTCATCTGGGACGAGGCTCATGGCATCAAGGCATCTGTTGCACAGAAGTTAATTAATGACAATGGCAAGCACATTGCATATCGCTTTGGTGTTACTGGAACCCTGCCAAAGCCAGAATCAGATCGCATGTCTCTGTTCTCATCGATTGGTCCGGTGCTCAAGGAAATTCCTGCAGCGTGGCTGATTGAGAATGGCTACCTCGCGAAGGTCGAGATTGAGCCAGTTGAGATTAACGAGACCTACATTGATGAGGAATTTCCAGATTACGATTCCGAGAAAGCATTTCTGAGCAAGAGCACAGCTCGCATGGAAATTATCGCGGACCTCATCATCTCAAAGTGTGCAACTCATGGCAACATTCTCGTGCTTGTGAACAGCATTCCGTTTGGTAAGAAGCTTGCTTCGCTTATCAAGGATGCAGTGTTTCTCTACGGAGAATCGGCTTCTGATATCCGCAAGGAACACTATGACCTGTTTGAAAGTCGAGATGATCTGATAGTCATTGCATCGTCAGGCATTGCGAGTACAGGCATCTCTATCGATCGAGTATTCTGCTTGATGCTTGTTGATGCTGGTAAATCCTTCATCAAGGCGATTCAGTCCATCGGTAGAGGTCTTCGAAAGGGACATGACAAGGAATCGGTTCATGTCGTTGACGTTCACTCAAAGCTCAAGTGGGCGCGAAAGCACGCGAAAGATCGACAGAAGCATTACATAGAAGCAGGATATCCCGTTCTAAAGAAACAAACCCTGAAGGTGAAATATGAGTAACATACTTGGACCGATAACGATCGAAGCTCTTGACCCACCAGTAGAGGCGCAGTCAACTGGCTGGCAGAAACTTAGCGAAGAGGATATGCAGTCATTCGCCGAGTACACTGGAGCCATTGATAAAGGTGGTAAGTGGGGGCATCGCCTAAACATTTTCTTTGAAGATGGCCGTAGTCGCTACGCGATCTTCAGCGAACAAGAGTGGGACTTCCTCAACACAGTGGCTCCTGGACGCGCAAGCATGAAGGCAAGTCACGGCAAAATCTTCTCCAAAGAAGAGATTGCAGATATCAAGAAGATGATTCATGACGCAAGTAGTCCATCGCAATCAGCCACATGATGTCTACATCGGTCGCCCCACTAAATGGGGCAATCCTTTTGAGATAGGACGAGATGGATCTCGTTCACAGGTCATCGACAAATACGAAGCGTGGATAAGAACGCAACCTGAGTTGCTTGGGGCGCTTCATGAATTAAAAGGAAAAACTCTTGGTTGTTGGTGTAAACCACACGCATGCCATGGAGATGTTTTGGTAAAGCTACTCGTTGAACAAGAACGAGATACACTTCTAACGTACTGAGGAACACATGCAAGTCCTACCTGATTATAACAAGCCGTACATTATAGATTCACTCACCGCACCAGTAGTGATCAAACACAACTGGGTGTTCAACGCTCCTGCGTTGGACTTCATGCTTAACCCGATCACCTACCTCGAAGAAACAACTGGGGCAGTGGTGAAGGTTCGCATTAACGGAACAGAATTTTGGATGCCTGCAACATGGTTCATCCTCGTCACTGATAAAGAAACTTACCAGGTTGACACCGTCAGCATTCAATCCTGCGCCACGAATCATCACATTGCATTTAGCTTCTCCCCAGACGAGCATAATTTGCGCACGCTTGATGTTATGGTGCTCGACTATGCAGAATCGATGCCACTCGTGCACCCAGTTATTAGCAAAGGGAGCGCGCTAGTACACCCCGTTGGCCCGTCATCAGAAACGTTTGGAAAAATTCACCAGCTTTCTGTGGTCATCGGTCCTCATGATCTCTATAAGTATCTAACCAATAAAGTTGTTGGCGATATTCTCTCCTACTAGGACACGCACATATGAGCACCAAACTACAACAATATAAGAAAGTGAAGCACACTGGTAAGACCACACTTACGTTTTTGCAGTGGCTGCGTCCTAAGCATTTCCACAAGCATCACCCACGCGAATTTGCGCGTACGCTGGTTAGCTTGGTAAAAGTTCCACACGCGAAGCACTTCAATACCTGAGTTTCGTTGGTGATGGGAGCGAGACAATAAATAATCGCACAACCAATAGCTTAGCGCATCGGAGATTATCGTGGATCCAAATTTTGTCACTGCCCTGAATCATTGCATGCTTTACGAAGTCGGCCCATGGTTCGACGCAACAGACGCAGATACAATTGCTGGAAACATTGGAACTCCACTTCTTAATCGCAAGTGCGGCTATGTTGACATCGACGGTGACAGCGGTGGTTGCACTAAGTATGGAATTGCACAGGCGGATAATCCAAGTGTAAATGTTCCAGCACTTAACCTTGCTGGTGCTCAGCAAGTCTATTTCAGCAGCTACTGGATTCCGGGTAAGTGCGATCAAATCACAAGCGGTCCTGTAACAATTTTTCAGTTTGACATGGGCGTTAACAACGGTCTTGGTCGTGCTGCAAAAATTCTTCAACAAGCTGCAGGTGTAACAGTTGATGGAAACATCGGACCGGCAACGCTAGCTGCCGTCAATGCGCTAGATCCCGCCACCCTCATAAATTCACTTTCTACTATCAGAGCAAATCGATACAACACTATCGTTCAAAACGACCCTTCGCAGGCAAAGTTTCTCGCGGGTTGGTTGCGTAGAAATACTGAAGTTACCCAATTTTCCCTAGCTCAGCTATCCCAGTCTTAATTTTCGATCGATGAAAATTATGTCTCTGGTCTATGGCCTTGAGCTTGCGTACGTGATATAATGTAGGCGAAGCTGACGTAGTGCAGCAGCGCTGATAACAAGTTTGGAGAAGAAAGAATGATTTACGAAACCTATATCGCAAAATCGCGATATGCTAGATTTTTGGATGCGCAGAATCGTAGAGAGAATTGGGCAGAGACTGTAGAACGCTACATGACGTTTATCGCCGGTCATCTCGAAGACAAGCACAAGTACAAAATTCCAGCGAAGCTACACAAGGAGCTTCAGGTGGCTATCGAAAATTTCGAAGTAATGCCATCAATGCGCGCTATCATGACGGCTGGCAAGGCTCTCACCCGCGATAACACAGCAGGCTATAACTGCTCGTATCTTCCAATTGATGACATGAAGGCCTTTGACGAGGCAATGTATATCCTCCTTTGCGGAACTGGAGTTGGCTTCAGCGTTGAGCGTCAGTACGTAAACAAGCTCCCTGAAGTTCCAGATCGCATCTTTGACAGCGAAACGACTGTTGTTGTTTCAGATAGCAAGGAAGGTTGGGCAAAGGGATTGCGTCAGTTGATTTCTCTTCTGTTTTCTGGTGAGGCACCTCGCTGGGATATGAGCAAGGTTCGTCCAGCAGGAACCCGTCTAAAGACATTTGGTGGGCGCGCCTCTGGTCCAGAGCCACTCATTGGCCTTTTTGAGTTTGTAGTCCGTACCTTCAAGGGCGCTGTCGGTCGCAAGCTCAACTCTCTTGAATGCCATGACATCATGTGCAAGATCGGTGAAGTTGTAGTAGTTGGCGGAGTCCGTCGCTCAGCAATGATCTCCCTCTCAAATCTGTCTGATGAACGTATGCGCCACGCAAAGAGCGGTGCCTGGTGGGAAACTCAAGGTCAGCGCTCACTAGCCAACAACTCTGCCTGCTACACAGAACGCCCTGACGTTGGTGTGTTCATGCGCGAATGGGTTTCTCTATATGATTCAAAGTCTGGCGAGCGTGGTATCTTCAATCGCGAAGCAGCTGAGAATGTCGTAAAGAAGAATGGGCGCCGCGATCCTGACCACGAGTTTGGCACAAACCCTTGCTCTGAAATTATCCTTCGTCCATATCAGTTCTGCAATCTTACCGAGGTTATCGTTCGCGCTGATGACACCCTGGAAACGTTGAAGCGTAAGGCACGCCTTGCAACTATCCTTGGAACGTATCAGGCAACTCTCACGCACTTCCCATACCTCCGTAAGATCTGGACACACAACACCGAGGCTGAGCGCCTTCTTGGCGTTTCGATGACAGGCGTTCTTGACAATGCGCTCTTGAACAATCCTGATGATCCTGAAATTGGTGGTCGTCTCGAAGCTATCCGCAATCATTGCGTGGCGGTGAACAAGGAATTTGCTAAGGACGTTGGCATTGAAGCTTCTGCTGCAATCACGGCTGTCAAGCCATCAGGAACGGTTTCTCAACTTGTCGACTCTGCTTCTGGTCTGCACCCACGTCATGCGAAGTACTACTTCCGTCGCGTTCGCGCCGACAATAAAGATCCTCTGACTCAGTTCATGATCTCGAAGGGAGTTCCTAACGAGCCAGATGTTACGAAGCCAG